GGTGACACTTCAAGTGCTTACGCACGACACTTTATGTACGGTAGTGGCTCTGGTTCTGCTGTTGCAGGTAATAATCTTTCTACGCAGTCCGGCGGTTATACATCTACTACTTCTGGACAATTCGGAGCGCAGATTATAGATATTCTCGATTATGCCGATACTACGAAGAATAAGACGAGCCGTATGTTAACTGGCTTTGATAATAACGGTTCTGGCTTTTTCGTTTTTTATTCTGGTTTATGGCGTTCTACTTCTGCTATTACTTCCATTAAACTTTACCCAGCATCGGGAAACTTCGCTCAATACTCACACTTCGCCCTATACGGAATTAAGGGGTAATCATGGCATCTACTTATGAACCGATAGCGACTTATACAACCGGAGCAGTTTCCGACCTCACCTTCACTTCATTCTCCGGCTATACAGATTTAATTCTTATTGCTACTGCAGCTCGAGGAATTACTGGCTCTGGAGCTGCGGACTTCAATATGACCTTTAACGGTGATACAGGGTCTAACTATTCAGTTACTTTGCTATATGAAGGCGGTTCGACACGATCTGCCAACCGCGCTAACTTTAACTGGATGGGTGCGGTGGGTGATGGAAACTTCCTACAAAGCATCGTTCATATTATGAATTATGCCAATACGACTACATATAAAACAGCTCTCGGTCGCTGGGGTTCTCCGGTTGATGGAAACTCTAGAGCTTCCGTAGGTATGTGGCGCAACACCGCCGCTATCACATCTATCACTATTACACCAACTAACGGCATTGCATCCGGCTCAAAGTTCACTCTTTACGGAATTAAGGCGGCATAATGGCTACTACTTTCGAGCTTATCGCATCTTATACAGTTGGAGCAGGTGGTCAATCTTCCTTTGACTTTACTACAATTCCTTCTACGTTTACAGATTTATGCATTAAATTGTCAACTAGAGCCGCTACTGGTGGTGCTAACGACATTAAGATTATGTTTAACTCTGATTCCAGCACATCTAATTATACCGAAATGCAATTACAGGGAGCAGGTTCAGGCACTCCATCGAGTGGCATGGGAGAGCAGCAGACAGGAACTTCAACCGGTTCGGGTGATACTGCATCAACCTTCGCCAGCAGCGACGTTTATATTACAAACTATGCAGGATCTACACAGAAGGCTTATTCAGCAGATACGGTTACCGAAAACAATGGCACTACTGCATACGCGACTTTACGCTCTGGTAAATGGTCTGGAACTGCTGCCGTGACCTCAATCAACCTAAGCATGAACGGCGCAGTAAACTTTGCACAATACTCAACCGCCTATCTATATGGAGTAAAGAATGCCTAATCCAACTAAAGTAATCATCGACTGCTCTACTGGCGAAGTCCATGAGGTAGAGCTAACTGCCGAAGAGATTCAGCAGCGCGAAGACGACCGCATCGCATACGAAGCAGCAAAGGCAGAGGAAGCGACCAACGCTGCACTCAAGGCAGAGCAGAAGGCAGGACTACTCGCTCGTCTTGGCATTACCGCAGAAGAGGCAGAGTTACTGCTCTCATGAAGCCGTGGCTATGCAAAGCGGGGCAACAGTTAAGAGAGCAGATAGACGACGCATATGGCGATAGGGATAGACGCTCGGATGGATGGGTTGCCGATGCACGTCACGTTGCAGCGGGTACTAGCGATCACATACCTAATGCAACGACTGGGGTTGTTAGAGCAATCGACGTCGATAGAGATTTATCAGGTACTCCCAAGCCCGACGTTATGCCATACCTTGCAGATCAGATTCGTATCTGTGCAAAGAACGGCGATAAGCGCATCGCCTACGTCATCTTCGCCGGTCGAATTGCCAGTCCTAAGAAAAATTGGGCTTGGCGTCCTTATGATGGGGCTAATCAGCACAACCATCATTGCCATATCAGCTTTACCGCGAAGGGTGATCTCGACTCTTCGTTCTTCAATATACCGCTATTAGGGGGAAAGTAATGAACATGAAGAACCCAATCGTTATGAGCATCGGCGCTTTCCTTGCAGTATGGGGAACAACCTCAAACTTCGCTCTCGACTACCGTGCAATCCTCGGCTCAATCGTGGCTGGAGTATTCGGATACGCGAGCCCTAAGAAGTGACACAGACAGATTTCTTTCAGCTTTATATCGCCACCATAGCCATTCTAGGTGGTCTATCCGGCTTCGTAATCACCCACCTACTCGCGGAAATTAAACGACTCAATACGCGTGTCGATGAGATTTATAACATACTTCTAGAAAGATAATAAAGCCATGGCACGGAAGAAGGTTATTGACCTAGACACCTACAACGCTTTAGATGCGTGGGCTATATCTCTACATGAGATGTATCGCGCTTTAAGACGTGCAGGGTTTTCTGTTGATATGGCTATGGGTCTTATCATTGAGAAAGACGCCTATCCTGACTGGATTCTTCCATCACTCCCAAACAAAATCGACCCGATGCCATACGAGGACGATGACGAGGACTAAATGAAGCGGATCGTAATTGTAAGTGATTTACAAGTACCGTATCACGATGCAGTAGCCGTTAAAAATGTAGCACAATTTATAAAGAAGTTTAAGCCCCACCAAGTAGTTACCATTGGCGACGAGATGGATATGCAGGAGCTGGGGCGTTGGTCAGAGGGCAAGGCAGATTGGTTCGCCCAGACCCTTGACGAGAACCGCAATATGACCGTCGATATCCTATGGGACTTGCAGGTCAGCGATATGGTGCGTTCTAACCATACAGATCGTCTTTACAATCAGATTTCCTCAAAGATTCCAGCCCTAGGCTCATTGCCTGAATTGCGCTTCGAGCGGTTTATGAAGATGGACGAGCTAGGCATTAAGTTCTGGAAAGAGCCTATGCCTATTGCCCCTAACTGGGTGGCAGTTCACGGCGACCATACCCCTATCAAGCCACAAGGGGGCTTATCAGCCCTTGAAGGGGCTCGTAGGCGCGGAAAGAACGTCATTAGTGGTCACACCCACAGAGCAGGGCGTTCGTCCTTTACAGAGGCTTCTGGAGGCCGTGTAGGGCGTATTCTGCATGGCGTAGAGGTAGGGCATCTTATGGATACCCGACAGGCTGCCTATACTAAGGGCGTATTCAACTGGCAGCAGGCTTTCGCCATCATGTACGTCGAGGGTAAGAACGTTCAGGTTGACCTGATCTATATCGAGAAGGACGGGACGTTCGTTGTCGCAGGAAAACGCTACGGCAAAGCTCGCTAGCCCGTACTTCGAGGACGAAGACCCGTCTACAATCGTTATCAAACCGTTACCAAAATATACTTGTAACCGCTCTAGCGTCCGGTAAAGTTCTCTTCGTAGTCGAAATACGGCTACGGAAAGGGCAATATGAGTTTCTTTACAGTTGTTGGTTACTCAATCCTATGCGTTGTGCTGGGATACATGATCGGTCGTTCAGATGGCAAGCAAGAGGGCTACCTAGACGGTCGAGCTGAAGTCTACAAGGAACAGCGATGAACGCCGGTGACTTCCTTACTGAAGCGAAAGCAATCATTCAAGACCGCGGCATGGACTACGGTCACCCGAGCGACAATATGTCCCGAACCGCACGACTTTGGTCTGCATTCCTCGAAATGCCTATTACGGACTACCAAGTGGCAAGTTGTATGGCATTGGTCAAGCTCGCACGGAGTATGGAAACGGGAAAGGTCGATAATTACATCGACGGAGCAGCCTATTTCGCTATAGCAGGTCAACTACACACAGAGGAGAATGAGCTTTATGTTTAATTGGACAGAGTTAGAGGATCTAAAGAAGGCAGCATTAGACCGCGACGCATTCCTTGAAGTGCAGGTCTATCAGAACGAGCAGATTCTGCGTGAGCTGAAGTCTATTGGCTGGAAACTAAAGGAGATTAACGACCGTGGCGTTCTTTAATCTTGAAGACTATGAAACAGTTGAAGATCGTCTTATCAAATACTGGAAGGACAACCCTGATGGTCGTGTCTTTACTCGCTTACTTGAGTCTACTGCCAGCCGTTTTATTGTCGAGGCTGCTGTCTACCGTAGCAAGGACGATACTGCGCCTTGGGCTACTGGACTCGCCGAGGAAACAGTTCAAGGGCGCGGAGTCAATGCGACTTCTGCTCTCGAAAATTGTGAGACGTCTGCTATCGGTCGCGCATTGGCTAACGCTGGTTACGCAACCAAGGGCAAGCGTCCTACCCGTGAAGAGATGGGCAAAGTAGCAGCTAAGGCTAAGGCTGAAGAGGCTATCCAAGAGGCTAAAGCAAAGATGAGTCAGACCGGCTCAACTTATGTGCCAGTCCCTAAGGAAGATGATCCATGGACAATTAGAGAAGCTGCACCGGCTACTACGGTCGATGAAGCGGTATCTATCGTCAAGGACATTATCGGCGGTCAGACAGAGCGCGATATTCCTAATTGCAAGTGCGGCAAGCCAGCAGTATGGGCAACAGGTCAAGGCAAGAACGGCAAGCCTTGGGGTCACTTCAAGTGTTCCAACGTTCCTAGCCGTAAATGCATGGAGCCTATTTGGTATGAGATTGCAGCTGA